GTAAGGTCCGACCTTTCGGTCTAGAGTCTGGATTCACAATCCATTCCCACTAGATGTGAGAGAGGTCTGATCGTTGATCAGGGTTCAGGTCTTAGACCTGACATAAACGCCTTTGCGGCGTGACGGCATACCAAATGGTATACATGAAGGATGACCTTGACGACAGGGTCACCCATTAATTCTCCACGTTGTGTGTAGAAAACTTCCAGAGTTCGTTCCTCTGGATCCAGTGTCTCCACTTGACGTGGAGCGCATAATGCAAACACACAGGTTTGCCGATACCATTCTGGTACTCCAAACATGCTGCAAAGCATGTTCAATAATGCTTGTGCGACCGTATGGTCGCAAAAGTCCGTAGCCTGTTCCCAGTCAGTGGAGAACAGATAAACATCTTTGTCACCAAAGATAAAATTCGCACTAGGATTCTTGTGCGAGAGTCGCTTGAAGAAATTCCAAGCATGATTGGCGGCTCCAATGCCGCTCTCTGAACTTGGAATTACCCGAAGGAATTCCAATAAAACGTGCGAAAGCACGTGAAGTAGCACTGCATGTGCTAAATGGGACACCGTAATGGCCCTGTACTTCCCCAGTTCTGCAACTAGGGATATCCTGACAGACATGATATTTCTGTCATAGCATTTGTTCCTGTCATGGAACTGATTACATGCCCAGTAAAAGAGCATTTCTCCTTGGTTCGAATTTGTCCGAACCAACTTTCCGATCTTTTGACCGGTATTGAGGTCGATTTTGTCGACCTCCGGAAGTCCTATAAGGACTCGTCGGGCAGCTTCAAGCTTCCCACCTTCACCATGTTTGGTGAAAAACTCTCCCGAATCTGAGAGAGATATTTTCGCTGCGGAAACGCATCGAGAGAAGAACCGATCACGATTCTCATTGCCTCCAAGAGATTGGAGAACTTCAAAATAGATTTCCTCTATTGCTGGCCTAATAAAAGGTCTGAACCTCAAAAAGGTTCCAGGAGACTGAGGCTCCTTCAAGATCGAAACAATCTTGTCCATCGTTTTCTTGTAAACGACCAAGGGGGGAACCCCCGATGCCCTAGTTTGGGACATAGTCATCGTTCTATACGCTGATATAGGGTCCTTTTTGTGACCCAGATGCTTCAGGATAAACCTGAAGAAAGATAGTTCCTGAGGAACAATAACAGAATCTTCTGTTGAAATTTGGTTAAACCCAAACATTTTGATTGCCTTTCGCAATCTCTTTACCTTTTCAAAGGTAGTTACACGACTAACGTCGTTGTTCTTATCCCTGAAGTAATCAGGGAGCATGCAACAGATCAAACTGTTGGTAACCCGGTCCATAAAGGACCAGTTCATGATTGCTTTCCGGTCAGGAAAGCATAGCACGAGCTGCATTAGCAGCCCATCTACTGTGGCAAGAATTTGCCGCAGCTTTTGAACAGCCCCCTTTGAGAGGCTGAATTTCATGAGCTGATAACGCTCAAGTTTACCTGAATAGCTATCCAGGCCAGCTAGGAGTCGCAAAATTGCGAGTCCATGACGTGATTCTGATTTCACAGAATCTTTATTTCCACTCCTAAAAAGGCGTGAATACCAATAGGTCCCTTTCCATAGGACCTTGTTAGCCTGATACACAGTTTTCAGGTCTTCAAATCTGACTCTCTTATCGAGGCCAGACATTTCTCTAGGAATTTTACATTCCCAGATATTGTCTGCATTCCAGCAGACTTTTATTCCCAATAAGGGACTTTCCGCCTCACGCAAGTGAGGACTGATAACTTGTTCACACAACGTGAACAATGATCTGTGCTTTTCATTAGCAGCACATGTGCAATTATGCGCGCCTTTACGGCGCAGTATTGATGTGGAAGGAAAACTTCCAGTAGACAGTACATGGTACTGTTGATCCCAGATCGGAAGATCTGGTGCAGTCCGAAAGGACTCAGGACTAAGTCCTGTCTTGGGCGTAACCCAAATATCTTCACTACCGGAAGACGGTGATGAGCAGGGAGACATATTGTTTTCAGAATGTGGCTCGAGTGTCACTTAAACTGTCGCAAGACAACGGTC